TGGCATCCTTGTGTGTAGTCGTGCCATTAATAGCATCATCGCTGATTAATTCAAATTGATTTAACGCATCGTATTTAGCTTTGCGTTTTCTTGCGTATTCTTTACTATCCCAATCTGCTTGTAGTGCTGCTATTCCAGCAATACAATCTGACTCTGAAGGTTTAGATTTAGTGTCATCGAGTACAACTAAATTAGCGTAAGTTTTGTTAGCCTCATTACCATTGATGTTATTAAATCCAAACCAAGGGCCACCGTGTAAACTAGAACAATAATTTTCAAGTGTATAAGTCATTATGTTTCTCCTAATTTAATAAATGTCATCCTAGTTCCACTCCCAGACTCAATTTTGCTAGTTGAAGTACCGTTAGCTGAAAAGACAGTAAATCTAACTCTATGTGTTGAAACATTGGTTACATCAATTATTGCACTAAGGTGATTATTATTATAGACAGCAGAGCCTGTAGACAAAGTGTTACCAGCGTTTTGTATAGTAACTCCAAAAGACGAACCACTATTTGTGCTATGTTGTATATAACTATACATATAGGGAACTGAAACATAAGTTCTATAAGCCATTTGAAATGTTACTAACCAATGTCCTGTTGAAGGAAATGTAAAAACACCACTGCTTTGTGTCATCCCAGTTCCCAGAGCAGTACCAGTTCTTGATAAATTAGTAAGCACACTAGTGTTACTCCCACTAATAGAAAACTCAGTAACTTGATACCAAGTATCTGCTTCAGTAATTCCACCCGCTGGAAGTCCAGTTAAGTTAGCTCCATTAATTGCTGGCAATGTTCCAGTAATGTTAGCTGCTGGAATAGCTGTTAAGTTAGCTGCACTTGCTGCTGGCAATGTAGCTGGAAATCTAGCATCTGCAATTGTGCCTGTTAGGTTAGCTGCTGGTACGCTAGAGTTTTCATCTAGCAAAGTGCCTGTTGTGTCAGGTAATGTAATCGTTCTGTCTGTACTCGTATTCGGAGCAGTTACAGTTAGTACCCCTGTTCCTGATGCGTTGCCTTGTATTTTAACTTTACTCATTATGCTATCACCCAAGTTGAACCCGTTGGAATTGTAACTGAAATTCCTGAGTTGATTGTAATCGGACCAGCAGTCATAGCGTTATTGCCACTTGTTATGCTATAGTTAGCTGCTATGGTGTGTGCGTGTTCGTATAGACCTTTGTCTGTAGTGTTACCACCGCCTACTGGAGACCAAGCTGAACCATCGTAAATCTCAGCACTAGTATCTGTAGTATTGAATCTCATAAAACCAGCAGAAGGTGAGCCATCTCGCTGACCTGTTGTACCTGCCGGTAACTCTGCTGATCCTGTGGCTGATGTCTTAGAAACTAAACCTGAAGTTGATATTACTGTTACCTGCCAAGCAGAACCATTATAGATTCTAGTTTCGTTTGAAGAAGTATTAAAGTACCAGTCACCCGTTGTAACTGCATCACCATTATTGTCTACTGTAGGATTAGAGCTTTGAGCTCCTAGATAAAATTCATCTATTGAGTCTTTAGTTGCTGCTGCGGCTGTCGCACTAGCTGCTGCGGCTGTTGCTGATGTAGCTGAAGCTGTAGCGGATGTAGCGGCTTCAGTAGCTTTAGTCGTTGCTGTGCTTGCTGAAGTAGACGCTTCACCTGCTTTAGTAGTTGCTGTTGTAGCACTACCTGATGCTGATGTTGCTGAACTAGCAGAAGATGTCGCACTAGAGGCTGCTGCTGTGGCACTTGATGCTGCGTTAGTAGCCGATGTAGACGCTTCTGAGGCTTTAGTTGTAGCCGTAGACGCCTGTGTTGTAGCAGTAGAAGCTGAAGTAGAAGCACTACTAGCACTCGCTGCTGCTGCGTTCTTAGATACTAAAGCTGCTGCTTCTGCTGTTTCTGCGTTAGTCTCAGCAGTTTCTGCATTAGTTTCTGCAGTTTCTGCTGCTGTCTTAGCTGTATCTGCACCCGTCTTAGAAGTAGCGGCTGCTGTGGCACTAGCTGCGGCTGCGGTAGCACTTGCGGCTGCTGCTGCTGCATCTCCTGTTATACTAGCGGCACTTGCTGCTGAGGCTGTAGCACTTGCTGCGGAAGCTGTAGCACTTGTGGCTGAAGCTGTAGCTGAAGTAGCTGCGTTAGTTTCTGCCGTCTCTGCGTTAGTTTTGGCTGTCTGGGCGGCAACTTTGGCTGCCTCAGTATCTGCAATTAGTGCATCTAAGTCATAACTATCCGCTAAAACCGATGATGTTGCAATTCCGTGTCCTCTATCAATACTCATTATGTAATCCTCTGACGCATACGCATTACTGCAAGATATAATTTCTGCCTTCTAGTCGGGTAAATCCTTCTCTTCCTACTCTTTTTCATAAAACTCTCCTAGGTTTAATGTGAAACTCTCCCCTTTCGAGGAGAGCTCCGTGGTTAAAACTACGAACTAAGTTCTTGAATAGAACCCGGACGAACAACTTTACTACCATAAACAGTATCAGCCGTGAACAAATCTGCTAGTTGAGATTGTACATACTGTGTCTGTGTACGGATGTTTTGTTGAGTAGCTAGTACCAAAGCATCTTTTTGGAACAAGAATGCTTTTTCAGTATTACCAGTACCTACTTGTGTAGACATATAAACGTCTACTCCGTAAATCATACCAATTTTACCTGTCTTGATTGCGTTACCGCTACCAATAAACGCTTGCTCAGTAAATCTTTCTTCAGCCATTAGTGCAGTCATACACGATGGAGTAACGATTAGAGAACGGTCGTTTAAAGGAACGTCATTATCGTTAAGATTTTCAAGAGCGATTAGGATTGAAGCATCCCAATCTGTTACACTTGCAATTACTGCATTACCGCCAGTTAGTGCTGCTGCACCGTCTAGGTCAGTAATTAACGCAGAGTCGATATTTTTTGCTAGTGCATAGCCAGCGTCGTCTGTGTAGAAACGTCTCATTGAATTTAGTGCTTGTAGTTCTGCAATATCTTCAATTTGTGTCGACCATTCAAAGTGCTTGTTGATAACGATATCTGTGTGTACCGCAGTATCTGTTACAAGCGTAACTGCTGTGTCTTTAACTTTCGCACTTGCAGCATTACGTCCCGGTGTTGGGATGTGAATAGTGTCACCTTTTTTTCCGACGTGGTTTAGATTGCGAACTAGATTAGCCGCAACTAGGTTTGCTTTATACGTTGCTATTACCTCGTCACTCCATAGTTTTGGAATAAACTTGGCTGCAGTCGTAACTGTCATATTTGCCATTTTAATTAACTCCTATAAGTTATATTAGCTTTTATTAAACAACCCTACCGTCTGCATAAGCCGCAAAGATATCATCTTCTAACGATTCATACCTACTAGGGTCTTCCATTTTTAAACGTATGAGGTCAGCTCTTCTATATGTCTTTCCTCCTGCGTTTGAGCCTGAAGATGACCTTGATTCCGTGCTTGCTGCCTTAAGAGCGTCCTTCCTATTTGTTTCTGCTGCCTGTTTGACTTCTTGAGTCTTACTAATCATCGACCTATCTTTCCAATTGGACAATAACTCGTTAGCGGCATCAAAATTATAAGAATCGGCTGCTTGAAACATCTGCATACGAATCGGGCTATCTTGTACCCATTCCTGAAATGCTTTGTCTTGTACGACATCAGTAAAATCAGGATGTGTTTGCTCCAACTGTGCTTTAGCTCCGGCTTGTGCCTGTTGAGCTTGGAACTGTTGAAACTCTTGAAACTTAGGGTGATTCTCAATCATTTTATTGACAGCCTTATTAGGGTCGTCAAAGAAATCAACATCATCATTATCTTTAGTTTCTAATGGAGTGTTATCTTGCGGATTATTCTTCCTCGCTACCTCAGCCTGTAGGAAACTATCTGATAATTTTCTTAACTCTCCAACTTCTTGGGCTTTACGTCCAAGTTCCTTTTCAAGATTAGTGTAACTATCAATTATTTCTTCTGTAGATTTATTGGCAAACTTAGAAGGTATACTAGGTTCTTCAACTTCAGTTGTTGAGTTCTCCTCAACGACCTCTTGTGAACTTTGTAACTCTTCTGTACTGTCTGTTATCGTATTATCATCTATATTAGAAATTTCTACGTTTTCTTCTACTGCTTGAGATTCTTGCGAATCAAAGTCTGCTACTATATTACTCATATTATTACTCTCCGCCCCGTAGGGTTATGAAGTTATTAAAATGGTGGGGCTATATATCTAGTTCTTCCACCGCTAGTTTAGTTGCCTCTTCTAAAGCAATCATCTGCCTTAAAATTGACACCTGACCCTTGGCAAACCAAAGGTCTCTTTCAGACTCTACTGAGTCTATTTTGCTATAGATTTCTTTGAGATTTGTTAGTTCCTTGACTAAGTCTCTCCATCCATCTTGTTCTACTAAATCTTGTCTCGCTCTATAATACTCTTTAGTCGTTTGTTCTTCTAAGTGCGTTTGCATAGTTTAGAGCTGTCTCCGATTTAAGGTGTTCTACTTCAGGAATGTTTCTAGCTGTCTCTGAATACTGCTTTTCTATGTCAGCTTTCATTTTTTCTAGTTCCATCATTTTCTTCTGTAGACTCATAATTCTTTCTTGTACGTCTAATTCATTCTGTGGCTGTGATGACCCTGCGTCTGCTTGGTGCTTCATAGCTCTAGCTTGTTCTTCCTGTGCTTCTGCTAGTGTCTTCTGTATATCAGCCTGTAATTGTTGCATTTGTAGCTGTTGAGCCATCTGTTGCATCTGTTGTTCTTCAGGATTAGGCTGGAAACCTTGCATAAGTGCTTGTACCACTTGGTCTCTATTATGGATACTAGAGTTCTGAAAGACAGCTAATAATAGGACATTGAAAGCAGGAGAATCTTTCGGAATTGACTGGAGCATTTGAACCATCTGCTGCATTTCAAGCTCTTTAGCCATAATACCCATAGTAGAGTAGGGTACGAACTTATAATCAGTAACAGGATACCTGTCTACGTCAAATTGTATCTTTCTCCACATACTCTTATTAATCATAGGTATGAGGAATGTATTTTGGAAGTTCATTAGAGTACGTTTCTGTCTCTTAATGCTCGCAGACTGAACCATTGACATACCACTAGATGTAGCTCTATCCGGAACACCCATATCCGCAGAACCAGTACCCATCTGAATCATATTTTGCAATGAAGCAACCTGATTGTAGGTATTTTGGTCTGTCGAACCTAGAGTTAGAGGCATAAGTGCTTGCCTTGGGTCTCCATTAGTAAGGATAGTCTTACCGGGACGGACTTCTAGCTTGATGCCTCTCGGTAGTCTAGTAGCGTCTGCGGCAATCATTGGTGTAGTAGTGAGTGCTAAGGAGTCAATCCTAGCTCTCATCTCTGCATCTAATGCTTTTTGCGGGTTATACCCCTTCTCACAAACCCCTCTCCCCCAAAACTTGTTTGGGACGATGTCGTGTTGATAGCTTACAAAAGGTCTATCATTCATCATAAACGGATTCTCTTCCGCTCTTAGTATATATTCATCATTTGCTAGTGTAACGACAGCTTCGACTAGTTCATCTTCATCATAATCAAAATCATCATTGTCTTCTTTAGCATTTAGGAACTTTCTAGGTACTCTACCCCAATACTCAGATAATTTAATCTTATCTGTAGCGTCCATAGCCATATAGTCAGGGTCATAACCTAGTCCTACTTCTTCTGTATTTGCCGGTATTTCAAGGTTTCTGTATATACCCTTATCCATCCCATCAGCTACAACATAACGTGGCTTATAGACCTCGTGAACGACTCCTAGTGCCTCATTGATACTATTAGCACTTGGGTCGATAAGAAATTCTTTAGGGGATACTGCTTCTAGCTTTACCTCAACCTCAGGATACTCTTCTATCTGTCTTGTCGTTGTAAGTGTGCCTTCTACTGGCATCTCTACTGGACGTCTTTTAATGTTCTCTTGGGTGATAATCTTAGCAATACCTGTACCATATACAGCACCATTAAGAAATACCTCACATAGAGCATCTTTGCATCCCGCAGCTTCTAAATCTTCTTGTAATAGATTGCGTATGTATTCTACGTCTGATTTTTCTTCATCTAGCTGGTCATCTTTAATATCGAACCATTTTCCTCTGCCAAATGTAGCTTCCTCTAGCTCCGCTACGCTTGCTTCGACTGCTTGTTGTAAAGCAGGCGTGATGATTCTAGATTTTTCTGACTGTCTATTCTGGTCTTCTGCAGACCATTGACCACGCCATAGACGATAATATTCATCCCATTGTGATAAATTATTATTATCTCTGTTGTTCCTCCAACCTTCTAGTTTAGTAGATAACCAACTAGCGAGTGCTTGATAATCGTCTTCCGGTTCGTAATTTTGTGCCATTAATATCCTTTAATATCCTGCTATATCATCATAAGGCTGCCAATCCTCATCTATTTCTATAGTGTGCATAAAGTCTGCTACACTTACTTGGTCTATATAAGCGAGACTATCGACCATATCGTCGTGTGTACCGCTCGTAGGAAACTCTAATAACTGTGATTCAAAGCCTTTATTCCAACTACCTTCATTAAATGAAATCTTACCGTGTTCCATCCGCCCTTGTAGAGCCCAAGTAATTCTGTCTGCTTTCTTCTTACCACCGTGGGTTACATCTGTTATGACTACCCATCTATTCTCTGCCCGCATCTCATCTTCTAAATATGGCAGAATTGCATTCTTTAATGCACCTGATTCTATTCCGACAATCGTCGCCTGATTTTCAATTGCAGCCTGTAATATTTTAGTAGCAGTCTCTTTAATATTCCATCTACCGTGGAGTATATCCTTGACCCACCACTCATCATTATTAATTTTAACGATAGAGATAGCTGTTTCATCGAGCTTGCTACCTTTAAGACCACGTTCCTTTTCAACCTTTTCAAATCCTGCAGGGTCGACTGCAATGACAAAGTTTCCGTCTCTTGGTTCTTCTGAGTCATACTTAATCCATTCCTCTTTAAATATACCACCAGTAAAGGAGACAAAACTCGCCTCGAACTCTTGTCTGAAGGCTTGCGTGCTCATAGTCTCTCTAGCTACTGCAATCTCTTCAGGGTCTAATATAGGGTTATCTGTAGAATTATATTGGAATGCTTGCCAATCTTCATTCTTTTCTAATTCTGCTTCCTTCCATATTTCATAGAAGTGATTCTTCCCGGCTGGCGTACCTATAAATAATGCACCACCTTTTACATCTGCTAGTGTAGGTCTTATAATCTGTTCCCACACTTCAACCTTCATTGAGGCATATTCATCGAGTACAACATAAGCCAAGCCTACGCCCCTCAGCGTATCTGGTCGGTCACTTCCCTTAAGGCTAATCTTTCTACCGTTGACTAGAGTCATCGTAGCTGTATTCTCGTGGGTCTGCTCTATTAAGTCAGTATCCTGAAGTAACTCCTTCAGCATATTCCACATAATATCTTTAGCCTGTTGGAATGTAGGACCTATATAAAAGACATCCTTACTCTCCGACTGTAGGGCTTTAATAATTAATATCCAAGCTGCCAGCCTAGATTTACCAAAGCGTCTACCCGCACTTACGACTTTAAATCTTGCCGTACTATTAAATATTTCTAACTGAGCTGGGTGTAG